CCTTAGAATCTTCGTCGTCTTCCGCTTCTTCGTCAACAGAGTCCTTAGAATCGTCATCGGCATCATCTTCTTCGGCTTCATCAAGAGCTGGTGAAGATGATTCGAGTCCGGTAGGTTCTCCATCTACAATCGAATTTACCAAAGCCATCAAGTCATCAGACTTTGGAGCTTGGGTTGCGGCTGAAGGAGCCCCTTCAACATCTGTGGTTTTAGAATTATCAACACCGGTTTGGTCTGAAGACTTTCCAGACTTAGAAGCAACAGCCTCAATGTCATCACTCTTCGGGGTGTTTTCTGTGGAACCAGTTCCTGGTGCGCCGGAAACGGGGTCAATTGATTTTTGTGCTTCGGTTTCTTCGCCGAAAAGCTTTCTAAGTGTTCGTCTTGGCGCTTTTGACTTGCTTTTAGCCATTCTCGTGTGTCTCCAACAATATGATCTTCTACGTTTGTTTCATGACTCTTTCAGAAAGAAACAAATTCGGCTGTTAATTGAAATCTGAAGATATTTATGATTTTGTGAGTTTGTGGAGAAAATTCTCTAACAAGTTCACAATTTCTGCTTCTCTTGAGGTACTCTTTGGTTTTCTATATGCTTTTTCTAACTTGGCTTTTGTCGTGGAAACTTCAATTGGTTTGAAAACTCCAGATTCCATAATCCAATTTCTAGATTCCATAATTCCATTAACCCAAGCATCTGGTGCCGAAGGATCATGAACAATGTCGATAGTCGCAAGATAGAAATCTTCACAAACAGTATCAACTCCATTTACTTCTTCTACACTTCCCAGACCTCTGGTTGAAACACCAAATGGAATCTGTTCTTTAATCAATGCCGCGGCAAGCTTACCTTTTGGAAAGCTTTCGAGAATTTTTGCTTTTCCATAAAATGTGGATCCTTCTTGCTTCATTTCCACAATTTTATGGCTTACGTTATCATAGTTCAATCCAGGATCTTCTGGATGACCAAGCTCACCGAGAGCCCGACCTCGTATAACATAATCTTCATTGAATCTGTTGAATTCTCTTTCCAGAATGGATCTTGGATAGACCCGATTGTTCCGATTCTTAACTTCGGACTGCATGAAAGGTCCTTCAATATAGAAAGACTTTCCTGGACTTCCGTCGGAGGATTCAGATAGAACCTTAATTTCTTCGCAACGCTCGGTGATTAGCTTTAATGGTTTATTAGTCATTTTCGTTTTCTTATGCTAAAGCTTTGAATGCAAAATCAACCACACGGAAGAATTCCAAATCAGATGTTTCGATCCTTCGGACAAGTTCTTCTTGGTTTTTTGAGTTCAGTTTTCCTAAAGCATTTAGAATGGATTTAGCTATTTGCTTATCCACGGAAGCTGAAGTTCCATTACGAAAATATAAAATTTGGCTTAAACCAGACGCGGCAATATGTTGAAGTTGAGAGATGCTAGCATCTTCATTCAAAGTCTCTGTGATACGTTCAATTAATCCGCGCATTGTTGGTTTTATTCTGGTTTGTTGAAAAGATTCTTCGAAAACTCTTTTCGATACGAATTAAGTCGATTTACAATTTTTGTTGTGAGGACAGAGCGGACCGCATCCTGCATTTTAGCAGATTGTCCTCGGTGAGCCAATTCAACAATATCCTTTACGGTATATGTCTCTTTCTTTTGCATGTCTCTTTATTCCTTAGACTTTTTCTTATCCACAGTTTCTTTCTGCTCTGTGGTTGTCTTTTCTGTAACTTCTTTCTTTTCTGGTCCAATATATGGAACCCCTGCCGATGCTCCGGCTCTTTCTTGTGACATGTTCTATCCTCTAATCTTTTTTAGCTTTGGACGGCTTAAATGTTGCTGTGAACTGTGGCATAGAATCTTCTTTATCGTCATCAGCCACACCACCAGTTTCTCCATATTTATCTTCTTCCAGCTTTGCTTCTTCTTCGATTTCTTTGTTCATTTGTTCGACTTCTTCTTCGGAAAGTCTTAGAATGACTCGATTGATCCAAGCTTTGGAGAAATACTTATTTTTACCAACGTAATTAATTGCTCGGTCTAATCTTTCGATTCTTCCCGACCAAATTTCGGCTTCAGCCATTTCTTGGTAATATGAATCTTGGAGAAACTTGAACCGGATATCATCTTCAAGTTCATCTTCCCATTCTTCTTCATCACAAATACCCTTTAGAATGCATTGAGTTTTCAGCAAGAAAACAAAAAGCATCGCAAAGCGTTTTTGAAGTCGGTCAATCTGCTTTGTAAATTCTAGCTCATCACGGCTAATTTCGGCTGCTTTACCGAAAACATTGGTAGAGTCTGAATTGAAGCGAGAATATGGAATTCCCAAACTCTTATAGAGATTCTTCAGGAAGTATTCAACATCTTCCATTTTTCCAAGGTTCTGACCACCTTCGAGAGTTTCAATTTGTGTGGCGTTAGAACCATTGCGACGAGGAATCCAAATGTCATCCGTGGCAGACATCGTGTTTCTGTCGTCTTTTATTTCACCGGTAGAGGCATCATAGATTGGTTTATTTCGAAACCTAACCATAACCTCTCGGAGGTATTGATTTGCTTTTTGTGGTGGAAGATCACCAGTATCAACATAGAAAACTCGGCGTTCTATGGATCTTGTGATTCTATAGATCACAAGAGATGCTTCCATCATCTTTAATTGATTGTATGCGACGATTGCTGTATTGAGATGTCCCAGAATCATTCTGGAATATGGATCAATCAACCCTGAATGACAGAATGCAACGGCATCTTTTGAGACTTTGGCGCCGATATATGCTTGGTGGGGATTTTGTCCATACCCAACATAGCTCGCCATTTCATTATATGCAAAGTATTCATCAACCAATTCAACAATTTCGATGCCGCTTTCTTGGTCTCTTTTCTTTTGGATTTCACGAACTTTTCGAATTTGTCGCGGGTCGATGTTCCGAAGTTCTTGGATCCCCTCTTTTGGGTTCTCGTTTATCAGAATGCTATAATACAACCGACCATCAACATACCACTGGCGAAAAAGTTCATATGCTTGATTATGGAAATCTAGCATTCTAAGAACATTATCGAATTCGGCTCTGATTTTATCTTTTACTTTTTCCGAAAGATGGAGCCGGTCAAGAATGAGAGAAACTGTTGGCTCATTTTCAGAAACAACAATGGCTTGGTTAACCACATGTTTAATAGCCATATCGACATTGGCATTCATTGCCATTTCTCGATATCGACAAATTAACTCATATTCTGATCTTACTGCTCCTTCGACATCTATGTAAGTTCCATAAACACCACCGGATTCCAGAACAACCGCACCATCATCTTGGTGCGGTGGAACAAAAGATCTAATCTCGTTAGCTTTTTTGCGGTCTTCGGCTTTGGTATCGATCGAGAATCCAAATTCTCGGCTACCAGAAAATGGAATAAGACCAGCAAACTCCTTTAGGGGTTTCTTTGCTGATCTTTTCTTGGACTTTTTAGTGGTTGCTTTTGCCATATCTTCTCATTCTAAAATCCAGAAATAGAGCTTTTGTGAGCTAAATTTCTGGACAACCACAAAATTACAGAGTAACCCCGGCTACGGAGATATCACTGCATTGGAAAGTAACAGAAAACTCTTGAATGGTGTTTTCTGCGTTCCAATCAACATCCATTTGACTGATTGCAGAAGGCCAGATATTTCTGATAACATATTCCTTCATAGGAACTCCAGCAATCTTTCCGAATTGTCGGACAATCGCTTGAGATTCATATCCCAATCCAGCAAAAACTGGAGTTCGGGTGTTCGTCGCATAACCGTTAATATTTTGCATCCAACGGCTGATAGAGTCTCGAACCAAATGGTCTTCATCATTGATAACAGTGATCGTCCATTCTGGGATCGTTCGATCTCCCGGAACCTTATGAACTCTTCCGAAGTAGTGAATCGGAATAACCCCAACTTCTTCTCCAGGAACAACAGATGCTCTGGCAGTAAACATAAGCTTGGTGTCGGCAGCAGCATTCGCCACTCCGGCTGGGCTGGTAATTTGAACTTGGAAATAGTTGGGTCGTGCTCCCCCAAAGGTCAAAGCCCCTCTAATATCCTGAATTGTAAACATTTGTTAGTTTCTCCTGAATTTCGTAATCTTATTTATTAGAGATTGTGGAATTTAATTTTGAGGGCCCTCATAAAGATGCGCTCCATACTTTCTGACTGCAAGATACAAACTCAAAGCTTCTTTGGTTAAACCATAGTCATCTTGGGCGATATCTAGCATTTTCTTCAAAAATTCCAAATCAACTTTCCATCTAGGCCATGTTTCTTGAATGGAAGCACCCTTTGTATAAGCAGCATCATGCCATATTGCGGCTGGTAAAAAGACGTGACCTCTATCCTTTTTTGAAAGGTATGCCACTCTTGAGTCGCCGATGACGGTTCCTAGATCGTCACCCTTTGGATTAAATCCTAGGAGAAAATCTAGTAAACCGCCAATTTCAAGTGTTACTTCCATTTAAATTAAAAGTTTCCAATAACTTCGTTGAAAGAAACTCCGGTAGCCGTAGCCACAAAATTCAGAGTAATGTATCTGATTGAGTGGGCTGGCTTAATCAAAATGTCTGCAACAAATTCATACCGGTCAATGACTTGTCCGGTATTGTTTGAGGTATCACAAACAACCAAGAAATCAATGATTCCTCGACGTGATTGGATATCTCTCAAGAAAGGCTCAACAGCATTTTTGAATTGTGCTCGTGTGAAGGTATCATTGAATTCGAACAAGGTATATTCAGAAGCTTTAGAAATGCTCTTTTCCAGAACAATGAAAAGTCTTCGGATTCCAATTTGATCGAAAGGAGATGGCTTGCTCAAGAGAGTTTTATCTCCAAAGAGAACAGCTCCGACTCCTGGCTTGATGAAAACTGGATTGATTCCGTTGAGGAACAAATCATCTCGGCGAGCTTTGTCTGGATTCCATGCAAGCTTCACGACATTTTTCAGAATTCCTCGGTTCAATCCAGCAGGTGACCACCAGGCATCCCGATCATATTCGGTTCGTGCAAGAAGTCCGGCAATGTCTCCAGAATCTGGAACCCATCGGTAAACATCGTTGTATCGATCGAGTTGGTATTTCCAGTTGCTGGTCAATACAGCATATGAACTTGATGCAAGAGTGTCTCTATAAGTGATGCAAGACGAACTTTCCGATCCGGCGTTATTGATAACAGAAGCGGCTGGAACAGAATTGAATGCGATACAATCCTTTCGAACTTCACAAATGTTTTGATAAGCGTATTGGAAAACAGCGGCGCTCACAGCTCCACAAATGATAAGTCCGATATCCACAGTTTCAGCATTCTTGAACAAATCCAATCCACGGTAGAGGTCGGAATCGCTGATTGCTGCTCCGTCATTTCCACCAGCAAGAGTATATGTTGCTGGCAATGCTACAGCGGTGAATGTTACGTTCAATGCAGCAGAACCCCAATTGGTTCCAGCAGGCAAATGGTCCATCCAACGAACATAAGCAGAAGTTCGGTTGATTCGGTTTGCGTAATAGTTTGAGAGTCCGTCAAAAGTCTTGGCATCAGATGCTAACGAAAGCCCTTGCCACTTTTCTAGAACAGTATCTTTGATTCCACTGAACAATCCACCTTTATCAACAACGATAACATGGATTTCGTCATTTACAGCACTCTTTCCAAGACCGAAGTCTGAAGTTGCTGGAGCAGCAGAAAACGAGTTGTAATATTCCCAATAAGCGGTTACTGTTTCAGAACTGAGATCCACAGGGAAAGCAGAAGAGAGAACAGCGGTTGTCGCGTTGGTAACAGAAACAATCGTTCTTTGAACTCCACCAGAGTTTTGGATAATAGATCCGGCAGTAAGCTTTGTTGTAAAGCTTGTTCCAGTCAAAGTCGTTCCAGTAGATGAAATGCTTGTCAAAGTTTGGCTATAAGAAGCTGCGGTAGCAAAAGAAACTTTAAGGCTGTTTCCTAGAACTCCAGGAAACTTAGCAGCCCAAAGACCTACGTTGCCTTGTCCAGCAGAATAGCTCAGATCATAATGGTTGTCGTTTTTGATTAAAACTCCAGTTCCTGAAGTATTGGAACCGGTTGTTGCTTCAGAAGTCGCATTAAGTGCAGAGCTTTCAGCAGCCACACGGACAAGACGAAGCTTGTTTGAATACGACAAGTAGTTGGCAGCATTGAAAAAGTGGATGAAAGTAGCATTGTCTGGCTTCCCGTAACGGGCGACAAGTTCTCCTTCCGATGCGATAAGATCCACTTGGTTCAAAGGACCCCATTTAAATTGACCTACATATCCCGCATCCACCACACTTGTTCCGGGGATTGTTGACGCAAAGTCGAATTCTTTGACTACGACTCCCGGTGAATTTTGGTAACCCATTTGCAATATCTCCTTCGCTCGGTTTGAAATTCTTTACTTTTTACGAGCCCAAGTTTTTTGGCCACTCTTGTATGGTGGTTGCTCGAAAGTTCATGATTATTTATTATTCCACAAATTTTGGAGTTTTATGGATTTTGTCTTCGAGAAGAAACTCTCATTGGTGGTCCAACACGTTGCCGAGCAAGCCTTGTTCGATGTTCCCAGAAATCTATCTTCTTTTTAGCGTCGATTGGAGTCCATAACAATCCATCTTCCACAAATGTGGATTCTTCATCCAATTCTTCTTCTGGACTTCCTGGAGCTCCAAAAAAGAACGAGGTTGGAAGATCATGTTTCAAACTTTCGTGAGTTTTTTCAAAAATAATCTCTCGAATGTTGGTTTCTGTGACTTCTCTGAAAAATGGTTGTGTTGAGAGCCAACCAAAGAGAACCAAACACATGGCTAAGTCGTCGTTTCTTCCAGAGTCGGCTTGAAACGAATCACCCTTTTGAGTAAAAGAAGTCAATTCTTGGACACATGCGGTGTCTGGGATGATCATTCTATTCTTTTCTAGAATGGTTTTGATGTTTGAACAACCAACACTTTTAGTTTTTGTGGAAGTTGTGACTCCTAACCTGATCTTTTCTGGTGCCTGTCCAGAAATCAAAACTTGACCCTTTGGACCACGAGTAACAGTTTTGAAAAGATTGGTATATTCCAAGTCTGTATAGAGAATGTTTGCAACCTGTTCTCCAAGTGCGTTTAACTCGACAAGAGTATAGGCGTCGTTATATTTTGTGGCGATAGAATATAAAACATGTGGTAGAAGCATGGTAGAAATCATATTTGATCTGTAGACCGCTACCACTTTATATGGATTTACAGTAACGTCAATAACCAGAGCGGCATGATAGTCCAGACCAAGTCCTTTGCTCGTATCCACAATCATCACATAAAAATGGTCTTCTCTTGGTTGCTCGTAGATATCCAGATTGGGAGCGGTCTCGATCGGTAGCTTGACATGATTTGCCAAAAATTCTAGGGTCTTAGATTCTATGAGGGTGTTGGCAGAACCTAGAAACTCACAATTTTGTTCCTGGTTGAAAGCCTGTTCACCCATCTGAGCAATGGTGAGTTTTGCCCATTCTTCGGTTCTTCCGGGAATATCTTTCCATGAAACCGAAAGAGTTTTATATCCATTGATTCCAGCTTCTGCGTTTTTCCACAATTCCCAAAAATGGTTATAACCCTTTGGTGTTGAGGTGACTAGAATTTTCGCTGTTTCGGAAGAAGAAATAGTTGGGTATACAGAATTAATGAAAGCGTCAGCAAGACCAGTTTCCACGAAGGCAAACTCATCCAAAACCACACAACTCAAAGCAGATCCCCGACCGGAGTTTCCGTTTGTACCATCAACTTCGATTCTGGATCCATTTTCAAGTTCAATGAAAGTTTCTCTCCATGCAATCACACCCTTTTGGAGCCATAGAGGTAGTTTTACATAGGAATATTTCAACATGCTCAATAGTTTGATTGCTGTTTTTTCCCGGTTTGCGAAAACTGCCCCAACCCAATCTTTGTTAAATAGCGCGTTCCATAAAAGATAAACTAATGTGGTTGTAGACTTACCAGCCTGACGTGACCATCGAGAAACGACGAATCTTTCATCCACATAAGCTTGAATCATTTTCCGTTGGTATGGTCGCAATTTGAATTTTTGCGGACCTTTATCTACCGTTCTGATATAGACATAGTTCTCAATGAAATAGAAAATGTCCTTTCGGCACTTCTCGAATTCTGAAATTTCGTGTTTGGTCCAGGACAGTTGGACTCCAGCCTTTTTTAGATTGTGGATACCATCATAGAAGACATCTCTTTTATTAAACGCCATATTTTTAGCTCTGGTCTAGTTTATAAAACTCTGGACTAGATTGTTGGCATTCCACGAGTTTTTTATGATGATGTTGGATTTGATATATCTGAACAATGCAACCTTGTAACGACATCATCAAAAAGGTGATCAATATTATTTTCATTTCTTCGCTCCACCGTTGAGAAGTTCTTCGAGCTCCTGAGTTGAACCAACAAAAACAGCCTTTTCCACGTTTATACCGGTTGCTCCGTCTGCCTTTGTCGCTTTGTTCTCTTTTAGCTCTTTTGTAGATTTATGGATTTCTATTAATTCCTTCCCAGTTTCTGCTATCGTTTTCATGAGAACCGCAAGGGCTTCATATGCTCTGGGGTGGTCAGAAGATTGAGCTACTTTTCCAAGATCGTGAATAGAGTCCATACCAGAATCTATCAACTTAGTCAGGGTATCTCGGACCTTCACCAAATCAGCTTCCGCTTCGGGTGATATGGTATTTTTCTGGTCTGATTCTTCGGCGATCGCCGGAACCTCAGATATGTCTCTTTCGACGGGAAGATTTTGTTGATTGAGATATGCTGAAGACATTTGTTCCATTTCTTCAACAGAAGGCATCAAATCTCCTAAAAGATCGGAGAACTCATTAGATTCACTCATAAAATTTTTTAAACCAATGGTGGCTGCTCCACTCGTATTCTTGCTGGTGGTGGTGTGATGATAACACTTAGTTGAATATCTTCATCCAAACCGGTGGCTGGGTTCCTTTTCTTTCCGTCAAAGAAACTTTCCAGCTTCTTGTCGAATCCATATGATTCTTCTTTTTCAGCCCATGGTGGATTCGGAGTAACAGTTATTCTTTCCGATCTCGGTGTGACATCTAACTCTTCTCTGTGTGCTATACCGTCGGCTGTTGGTGGAATGTATATATCCACAATTGATTTACGAATAACACCTTGTTCTCTGATAAATCCATAGAAATCCATTTTGGCAGTGAAGTTTAAATTCCATGCCATAGATCTATGTTCTTTGAAGTCGTTATCATAGTCATCCTCATGTGTTATAGAATTAAGAATAAAGGGAATGTCCAGGTTTTCTTGCATATCTTCAACCATAGCCACGGTCACGCTAAACTCCGGCGTAAAGAACGGCAAGATCTGTTCTAGAATTTGTGTTCCATCTTCTGCAACATCTGTCATAATAGACAATGTATAATCCACATTCCAAGGAACAGGATTGTATTGCTTTAGAAGAGAATTGGCTTTTGATCGAGACCGAATTCCAGTTTTTTGTAGCTTTCTTCTGGGATCATATGCAATTGAATTGATCTGAAACGCCATTCGAGGAAGAACAATGGCAGCTCTTTCTGATAATTGTGGATCTTGTTTCAATCGGACCAGAAATTTTTCTTTCGGTCCATAACTCAAAGGTACCGCAATTCTTTGGATTTCTTTTCTGTTCGAATCAAACCGAACAATTGAGATTTCATTGAAAAGGTTACCAAAGGCAACGGTTAGCTTATAGAGAAGGTTGAAATGGTATGGCTTGTGATTCAACATTAGAATTTATTCCCTTCCCCAAAAGGATTCGTCTCACTAAAATCCACAATACCAGATTCTGCTTCTGTTTGGAAATCTTTAGAATCGGAAAGAGGATCGTTTGGTTGTTCCAATCCAGAAAATTCTGTGGAGATCGACCATGCTGCCCCGGATGTTGCTCCGTAAACAGTCCCGGCGCTGATTGCAAACTGTCCGATTGGATAATCAACAATCAAAACTTTTGAAGTTGAATTCCAGGAATGGACAACACCACGAGCTAGAAACGAATTGACGTTTGTTCCTTGGAACACAGTTTCTCCAGCAACAAAGTTTCCGGTTCCTGTGTCCATAGGAACTGTGATTCCATTTGCGAATTTTTTCACGAAACTATCAATCTCTGGAATTCCAGTGTTAAAAATTTGATGGCTATATTCAAACAATTCACATTGTAAATCATATGTGTATAGTTTTCCTAATTGGTAGAAAGGAACTTCATTTTCCACAAAACGAATCTCAAAGAGTGAGCCGTTCAGCGGGAAAAAAATCAAGTCACCTTCTCTAGGTCTGTCCAACGATGTTTCAACCTGAAATCGCTTCTTTGCAACCGTCATGGTTAATTGATCGCGAATTTGTAGACCGACAACTGAAAGAATATCACCACGTCCTGTGAAACCATCTATAGACTTCACATACATCTCAACAGGAATTGCAGACTCAAACTTTGAACTGGCGTCTTCTGTGTAAATCGGATTTTCTGCTACAAGAGTTCTCGGCAGATACCAAATATCTAAACCATATCTTTGGATACATTGTATGACAAGAGATTCTGCCAAGTCTTGGTGTGAAGCTCTTTTGAAAAAATTGAAATGTGGATTAATTGTCATTTTTACCCAACAAGCATTTCTGGTGGAAGTTGGAATCTTCTTTCCAGTTCTTTTTCAAGGTCTTCTTTTTCTTTTAGAGCCTGTTCCACAATCTTATCCGCATTTAGACTTATAGATCCGACAAGATTAACTCCAGAAAATAGCTGAAGATTTAAACCCCATTGTTCTTTTATAAGGGCGGTAGCATATTTTCTAACCCAGTTGTCATTATAGACTTCAGACCATGCATCTGGATCCAAAGACTTCAGGCATTCCAAAATAAGATAATTTCCACTTTGGACGTTATGCTTCCAATCGATGTCGAGATACACTCTGTTCTGGTTTTTGTTGAAACGAAGCATTGCCTCTCCAGCGAAAATATCGCTCAATAGAGCATAGTATTGTCGATAGATGGTCATACTTACAGCATCGAATGTTCTTCCAGATCGGAAATCATTCAACAGTTCTTGGTATGGAGCACTAAAAACATTTCCAGATTGACCTAAAACACCATAAGAACCACTGAGTGGTAAAACATTTCTAACAGAAATGACATCTGGTGGCACCGGAATCCAGTGATTGTCAACATCACCAGGAATGAAATTAGAAATCACTCCTGTTGCTCCAGAAGATGCTCCGGTTACTAACTCTCCAATAAAAAATGGATTGTTTGTTGTGTTGAGAATGTAGTCTATTTGGTTGAGTGCCAATTGGTTTGTTAAAACTGTGGCTGTTGCTTTTGATGCTGCTCCAACAACAATCTCACCTTTTGCAAATGTTCCAACTGTTGGAGCAGCAAAGGTCATCAGAGAGCTTGTGATTTTTCTAGCAACAAACACCTTTTCAGAACCATCATAGTGGTATTCTTGAAAATATCCGATTGCTTCGTCGATTCTATCTTCCAATTGATCGTCGGTGACGTTAACATCGAGAGTGGGAGAACCGAGTCGGCGAAGGCACCAATCTTTTAGTTCTGTTCGACTTGCTGGTTTTGCCATAAAATTCTATTTCCTCTTTCTTAAAGAACGTGAAACTTTACCAAAATGGCAAAAGCGGCACTAACAACCATGGTAATCAACTGAACAACCAATATGATTTTCTTGTCTTTGCGTTCGTCTATTCGTTTAACTGTTCTCTTTATCTCTTTGAAGCTTTCTTGAGTATCTTTGAAAACTTCTTCATAATCTTCTAATTTTTGTGAGAAATCTAATAGCTTGTCCCGTACCGACTCTGCCAAATGTTGTGCGTCTCTGATTTCTTCCGCTTTCTTCAAGAGATCTAAATTCAAATCTCTGATTTGGAGTCTGATTTCTTGCTTGAATTCGGTTTGGTTGGCAAGAAGATTTTTCAATGCTTCTTCTAACTTAGCAGAAACTTGGATCAGTGTATCCACTCTTTCCAATGTTCTATTCGGTGTGCTCATTTTCCCTCTTTCTATCTGGAATGTTTATCCTCCCATTCACGTTCTCCCATTTTAAAAAGTGGGACACATCACCACTCTTGTGGTGTGGCACAATTAAAAGCTACCAGACGTATTTATTTGATGGAGATTTAATATGATTCGGCTCATATTAGACATAACAGAGAGTTCCTAGGGTGAATCTGAAAGAAGTCTTCTTGTTTGGCTCAACTTCAGCCCAGATTTTTCCTCCATGGCGATCAACGATTCTCTTACAAAAAGCAAGTCCCATTCCCAAACCCGGAACAGATTCGTGTCCTGGTTGTTTTTGAAAAAGTCTGAATACCGAATCTTTTTGATCTTCTTTTAGTTTCCCACCAAAGTCTTCCACAGAAAACACAAATTTGTTGTCGTTGGAAGAAAAGGAAACTGATATTTTTATTGGATTTTCTTCACAGAATTTCAAGGCATTGACAATTAACTCTGTGAAAACAAACTGGATTTGCTTCCTGTCAACTTTTATCATTGGTAGATCACCCTGAACAACAAAAGAAGCTGGTGGGAGAACTAAAAGCATTTCTTCCACACGAGGTGATTGTCTAGCAGCTTCAATCAGTTCTCTAGAATCCACAATTTCATACGGGGTACCACGAGTTGAAATTTTAATATAGTCGCCTAGAGCGTCTAACATTTCATGGAGTCTGACAGAATGTCCCTCAAGACTTTTCAGAAGATACATGTCTTCTGGTCCAAGACATGGTGCACACTTTTCTTCCAGAAGCTTAAGGTTTTTTTGAATGGTCGCTGCCGGATCTATCAAATTTTCGGTGATGATATAGACGTTTTGTTGGAACTCGGTCCGAATGGACCGATTTTCCATATCCAACTCAAAAAGTTCCTTTCGCAAGTGTTCGGGAGACATAGAAACACCATTCTTCTAACTTGTATTGTTTGGATTAATATCCGACAGAAGATGTGAATCCTACAAGATTTGTTGCGGTCGTTCCTGTTGACCACACTTTCTTAACTCTGAGATAGAGCCATGTTCCGACAGGGACCGCTGTAAGAGTCACCGCTTCCGCGTCAGTGTTGCCTCCGAGAGTTAATTTGATGTTACCAGCACCACCAACGTAAATCGCTTTATAAGAAACCGCAGTGGAATCACTAGCGGTGATTGCCGCTGCTTTGTTAAAAACTTCACTAGACATAGAATTGTTTGTGTCCTCGGTTAAACTTTATTGTTGTCTATGCGCTTCACAAGTCAATGTTGTGTTTAGTGCATTTGTTAGAATCTTTCCTGCGGATCCAGCAAGGACATGTCCAGATAGCAATTCATCCCAAACCGCATCGGCGATGACTGCCTCATCACATGATCCACCGCCCCCTCCACTGAGGTTGGTTCTGATTCCATGGAGAGTATCGTTGGTGCTATTCCATGAAGCTCCCTTAACATCGGTGAACTGTGAATTCACCAAGGATGTGGTTGCTGCGCCGTAATCGGTATTTGCTTGAGAACATTGTCCATAAACGGTTGAAGAAGAAACGTCATTCAACTGATCGAGTCTAACTTTGGTTCCGGCGATTTGGTAGTTGTTCTTGTCATTGTTCGTTTGGATAACTACCCCTTCTCCGAAGGTTCCGGCAGTGCTATGTCCAGTTCGAGAAATATCCCATACTTGTCCCGCTACAGCCAATTGGTTTGCAGAAGAAAGGAGATAGTTCGTCTTATCGTTGTTTGTGGTAAC